GAAATCGCTCAATCACAGATTATCGAAAGACTTGTCAAGACACAGGTTATGCTTCCAAACGAGGGTAGAGAACTTCTTGGCCTTCCACAGATTGAGGGTGGGAATGAACCACTTCAGTTAAAGCCTGAACAGGTAGCAAACGATAATGCAGATAGACAACGGGACACCGAAAGAACAAACAACCAGTCTGATGGTCCAGCCACTGTAAGTGGAAGGAATCCAAAGGGCGAAGGTCGTAAGGTTGATGACGTGACCGAAATGTCCGAATAGTGATATATTAGTAAAAAAGGGTATATAATATAATAACCATGACTATCTCTAAAGCCAATTGGAATACAGACGGCGATAATGTTCGCCTATCAATGCCTTTTAGTAAGGTCGATAAAGAACGACGCATTGTTTCAGGATTTGCGTCACTAGACAATCTAGACAAGCAGATGGACATCGTTACTGCTGAAGCATCAATGGCAGCATTTGCAAAGTTCCGTGGCAACATTCGTGAAATGCATCAACCTCTAGCAGTTGGTAAGATGGTTAATTTTAAAGAAGACAAGTACTTTGATCCAGAATCAAAGAAGTTTTATAAGGGCGTTTTTGTATCTGCATATGTTTCAAAGGGTGCACAGGATACATGGGAAAAGGTTCTTGATGGAACACTAACTGGTTTTTCTATTGGCGGAAGAATGAATAAGTGGGATGACGCTTATGACGAGAAGTCAGACACACAAATTAGAATTATTAAGGAATATGATTTGGTCGAGTTGAGCCTTGTAGACTCACCAGCAAATCAGTTTGCAAATATCGTATCTGTTGAAAAGGTAGATGGAATCGATATTGTTAAGGCTGACGAAACAGTCTTGGAAAATGTTTTTTACGATAAAGCAAATGGAATAGTTATAGCATCTGAAAACGAATCAGAACTTAGCCCAGTTACTGGTGAGCAGATGGAAAATATAGGGTTCGTTGAAAAAACGGATAGTGAGAAAACAAACATGATGAAATTCTTAGTTGATAGTGCTAAAGGCATTAATACTTCTAAGATTAACAAGGAGGTAAGTCCTATGACAGAAGATACAAACACAGTTGCAGAAGTTATTGAAACAGAAGCACCAGTAGAAGTAGAAAAGTCAGAGGTCGCTCCAGAGGTTGATGCAGTAGTTGAAACAACTACAGAAGATGTTGTTAAGGCTGATGAAGCCCCAGCATCTGAAGAGATTGCAAAGTCTGAAGAGACCCCTGCAGTCGACGTAGTTGAAGAAGTTATAGAAGTATCTAAATCAGATGAAGCAATTGTTGATTCAGTTGCAGAAATCAAGAACACTCTAGAATCAGCCTTTAGCGATCTAGTTTCAACAGTTAAGTCTTTGCAGGCAGAAGTAGAAATGCTTAAGTCTACAAAGGTTGATGTTGAAACAGCAAAAAATTCATTCGAAGCAGTTGCAAAAGATATTGCAGCAGTTTCAAATGGGTTCAATGAATTTGGTAAGCGTGTGGAACTTGTAGAGCAAGACACTGCTTTCCGAAAGTCTGGCGATCTCGGCGAGATAGTACAGAATCAACCTGAAACGGTTGAAAAATCCCTATGGGGCGGTAGTTTCCTCAAAACAGCCGACTTATTCAATTAAAAAATAAAATAAGTAAAAATCACAGGAGGTGACAATATGTCGGAACAAAATATAGAAAAAAACCAGCCAGGTACTTCAGGTAACCTTGGTGGAACAGCACCAGGACTCTACCAGGGTCAGGGCGCTTTCGCATCTGGATCAGATGCTGGTGTAAACGTACCAGGTAATTACACCGATGGTGGTGTCTTGGGTAATATCCCAACAGCACTATCAGGAGTTACATCTGGACCAAATGCAGTTAACCCTTCAGGTGAGGCTGGATCAGGTATCCTACGCCCAGAGCAAGCACGTCGTTTTATTGACTACGTGTGGGATGCAACCACTCTCGCCCAAGATGGCCGTCGTGTTACTATGAGAGCCAATACAATGGAACTCGAAAAGGTAAACGTCGGAGAGCGTGTAATCCGTGCAGCAGCGCAAGCAGTTGGCGACTACACAAACGCAGGAGCAACATTCTCAAAGGTTGAATTGACTACAAAGAAGATTCGTCTTGACTGGGAAGTTTCTGCAGAAGCACTAGAAGATAACATCGAAGGTGCAGCACTCGAAGATCACATTGTCCGCTTGATGACAAACGCTTTCGGTAACGATATCGAAGACCTTGCAATCAACGGTGATGGATCAACAGGCAACTTCTTGTCAATCATGAATGGTTTCGTAAACCATGTCAAGAATGACGGAGATGCTCACGAAGCAGTTGTTACAGTATCTAACGATAACTGGACAACAGACGCAATGCAGAAGATCATTCTTGCAATGCCACGTAAGTACCGTGCAATCAAGTCTAACTTGAAGTTCTATGCAGGTACAGATGCGTTCCAGGGAATCATTAAGAACAATGGTACTCTGGCAGACGCAATTGCAGAAGCATTTGCTGGTACTCCAGCAGGTACCCCTGCAAACCGTCAGGCATACCTTGATGGCAACGGACAGACATTCGGTGGAGCACGTACAACTCGTGTTCTCGGAATCGACGTTCAGGAAGTTCCTTACTACCCTGCAGGATATGTCGACTTGACATTCCCACAGAACCGTGTTTGGGGATTCCAGCGTGACATCACTGTAAACCGTGAATACAAGCCAAAGAAGGACACTGTAGAATATACAGTCTTCGTACGCTTCGGTATTCAGTGGGAAGAGCAGGATGCAATCGCATTCGCTGATGCTGCATCAGATGACTAATCTGTAACCAGTAAAATTTAGGGGGAGTAGGAGTTAGTTCTCCTGCTCCCCTTATTACTTATAATGATATAATACTAACAAGGAGGAATTATGGAAAACATTAATGAAAATCCAATTGTAGAAGAAACACCAGCACCAATCGTTGAGTCACCAGTTGTAGAAGCACCTGTTGCTGAAGCACCAGTTGAAGCACCAATTGCAGAGCCTGTTGTAGAAACTCCAGTTGTAGAAGAGACTGCACCAGCAGTCGTTGAGGCACCAGCATACCAGGCACCTGAAGAAGTTCAGGCACTTGGATCAGTTGCAGAAGGTGTAATCGGAGCAACAACTGCACCAAAGGCACCTGTCAAGAAGAAGTCTGCCAAGGATGCAGAAAAGAAAGAGACAGTAGCGCTATACTCAACAAAGAATGTTACATGGTCTGAGGTAGGTAAGGTCTACCGTGGATATAACATCGTTGATAAAGATGCTGCTGCAAAGTGGCTTACACGTTCTCACATTCGCACAGCAACTCCAGAAGAAGTTGCAAGGGAATTTGGTAAGTAAAATATGGAGATATTGAGGGTTCCGCCATACGAAACAATTGCAGTAGACTTTGTTGTTCCTTCAGGGTACGACAATGTAGACATGTATGCAAGGATAACAGACATGGCGGACCTTTCAGTACAGTTGTTAGAATTTTTAGAGTCGTCATCAGGGGAAACAATAGAGATTTCTCTTCCAGGAAGATATGACAATAATTATAGAGTTGAGATTTTTGTAGTTAATGACGGAATAGAAGATGTAATATATGAAGAATTCTATGAATTAATTAGACCATATGTAGACCCAAACACTTTAGGAACAACTGCATCAGAGATTGCAGAATACACAGTTTTAGAATTAGTTGCAAGATCAATCATAGACACTTTTGTACCAGAAGGTTTTTATAACAAAAAGGTAACCGTTGTTGGAACTGGTAATGGATCAGACTACTTTCCACTTTGGGAAAAGGTTTATAGAGTATTTAAGGTTTATGAAAATAATGAATTAGTGTACGATAGATCAACTCCAGATTCTAACGAGTATGACTATGTAATTACCCCAGATAGAACTGCTATTCAAAGAGTTTATGTTGGGCAAACAAATAGATATGAGTCAACAGCCCCTAATCTTCCAGTAGCAAGTGGAGACCTTGGGTACTATGGATATAATAACGTCGGATTCCCACAAGGATACGACTACACATTTGTTGTTGATTACGGATATATAACCGTTCCAGCAGATATAGAATATGCACAAAAACTTTTGATTGAAGATTTGAAGTGTGGTAAGTTAGACTATTATAAGAGATATGTCACAGCCTATAATACAGATCAGTTTAGAATTCAGTTTGACAAGACAATGTTTAATGGTACTGGTAACTTCCTAGTAGATAAGATACTGGAAAAGTATGTTAAGACTATTACCAAGCCAGGGATAATTTAATGATATGCGAAGAGCCAGACTTTATCTTCCCAATGCTTGCAGATATTTATTATCCAATTGTTGAGCAGGGGACATATGGTAATGTCAAAAAGACTTGGATAATAGATAAAACTATTGCTGCCAACTTTAACGCCGTTGGTTCAGCAGGTAAAGAAGAGATTACTCCAAACGTAAACATAACACAGAAAAGCATGCTAATAGGCAGAGTTAAGACAGACCTAAGAATATCAAGTCTTGATGCCCCACACTCAATAACAAACATTATATTGACAAACATTCGTGATAAGAACTGTAACCACATATATACAGAAACATCAGGACCACGAGCAGGCAAGTCAACAATATTTGAAGTTGCCACACAAGAGCCATTCGTTGGTCCATTCGGCAACGTTGAGTATTACAACCTTGTTATTCGCAGATCAGAAAACCAGGCGGTAGACGTATGAAATTATCATTTGATATGAAACAGTTTAATAAAGAGATGAACAACATAATTGAATATTCAAGTGGATTTGTTGACGGTATTCAGGCTGGAAAGAAAGAGTTTTTAAATAATCTTGGTCCAGACATTGCAGAGTTAGCGTCACAGTATATAGACTCAAATGCCAGGGTAGATGAGAGATCACTTCACCACGTATATGAATGGTATCAGGCAGGAA